AGAGCCACAAGAGAAAATCCTGCCGCATACAAAAAACACGTGATGCCGATTATAGGTAAAGGTGATGCATACACTTGGTTCCATCATGGACTACTGAATGTAAAAACTGGTGAACACGATGAGGATCCAAACTTCACAGAGCCAACATTCGAAGCACTGTATGAATCCACGTACGGTGTTGTACCGAGTGGTGACTTTTATGATGCATACAAACTTGTGAAGAGTTGGAGAGATGCACTACAGAAAGCATTCTGGGTCAACAAGGGAAATCCAAACAGGGCTAAACTTGTTGCCGCATTAGACAAAATGATAAATGATCCAGAGTCAGTAGCCGCTATCGAAAAGAAAGTTGGCAAGTACGAATGGAGAACAGGTGCAGAGGGTGACGCCGCAGTAAGTACACTAAAGTCATTTATTACACCAGGTGCTTTAAAAACACTATCTGATTTTGGAAAGAATCAATTAGGTTACAATGCAATCTATAAGGAGGAGTTGACCAAGTAGATGTATATTTTATTTACAGGGGCACCGGGATCAAAGTGGAGCAGTGTTGTCAAGAACATCTATTGGAGCAATGACATAGACCACACGGACTACTCAGAGCAGAGACGCTACTTCCACGATGCCGATACCCCTGGACGCAAACACCTTATGCACATTGGTGCGTACTGGGATCCGGGCATGGAGTTCGAAAACACCGACTGGGATGGCCCGTTCTCTGGAAAAGGCAAAAGGATCGTAAAGTCACACACTTTTGCACATCGACTTGATATTCTAAAACAGTCCGGACACCCTGTGGTAATGGTACACAGAAACGATCATGAATGTATGGAGTGGTGGAAACTTTGTGGAGAGTTCAACATCACATACCCAAACTATAAATGGTTCAAAAATCTGGACACCATGTGGGATCACATCCAACGTGAGAACAGAGATATCATGGATTTCGTTCATAGTAATCGAGACAGGATAACCAAAGTCAAAGACAATGTTGATCTATGTCGGCTGTTAGGAATAAGTTTTCCTGACACAAAAGGAAGGATACATAATTACGCAGACAAAGACACAGCGGTATATGTTTTTACGTAGGCTTACAGTATGATATTTTCAGTTACAGGAGAACAATTCAATCTTGGTTCGCACTTCTTGATCTGGTCAGTGCATTATCTTTCCTCACAAAAAACCTACTACAGGCAACAAGATCAAAGCACAAGAACCATTCCCGAAAATCCTTTGACCGATGGCACTGCTCATCGATTCTTCATGAATCATTGTAGATCTGAGGAATCTTATCAAAAAACATTTGAATTTTTATCTAATAGGACAGGCCTGTACCATTTAAAATACACTCCTCGAAAGAAAACTTTAGAAGAGTCCAACAAAGACATTGCTAAATTTCATGTGTTTATGGCAGACAAAAATATCAAAGTCCTTAACACAACCTGTGATGATCTTCAACATTTGATTGCATTTTTAAGGTTCGATTATCAGATTGCCAACTGGCAACACGACATGAACAAGGTCAAGGAGCACTGCAGACATTACTGGCCTGATTTCTTCAAAGACCAAGAAATATATCTGGATAATCTTAACAGTTGGCATGATATCAGAGAAGGAATAGCTTTCAATCTAAGGCCGAATGATCTGAAAAGATCTGTCCCTAATAGAATTGTACATGAAAATATTTTACATCATAGGTTTGAAGATTTTTTACAAGATGGAAAGAACACTATCAAAAAGGTGCTAAATTTTTTAAACTTATCCTACAATGATTCAGTAATTGATAATTGGTGTGATACACACGCTCAATGGAGTAACTATTTAAAACATTACATTTATTTCTGTAATGACATAAATGTCATAGTAAGCAATATTGTATTGGATAGGCCTATGGACCTTACAAAATATAAGATGGATGTGCTTAAAGAAGGGGTTTTGTTACACTTCCTAATGTTTAAACATGATCTTAACATTAAAATAAAGACTGAAGTCCTGCCAAAAAACACCAAAGAAATATTAGAACTTTTAGGAAAAAATCAACGAACTGGATTAGCAAAATTATATGACAGAGAGTAACTGGGAAGAGTCTAAAAAGAAAAGCACATATCACTTCAATAAATGGCATGTAGATAACGGCTGTATCCAACATTTAGGAAAATTCACAGGTGGGTGGCAAACAGAATTACAGGCGGTTATTAATGATGCCAAACCGTTAAATTGGGCAAATCGTAGACAAGGCACAGGAAGAGAAAAAACCAACATTAATATTGAAGCGGAGGAAAATGATTTGCTTATGGCAGGTGCTAACCCCAAGATGACAATATACAGGGGGCTAAAAGATTATACAAAATGTCCCACTTTACAAAGGATGACTGACTATTTTTCACTTGAATCTGTAAAAAGCAAACTACATATACAGTTCACCGGAGAGGTTCTGAATATGCATATAGACAAGTTGTATGACCTGGACGCTGATCCTAAAAAGATTATTAGAATAATGGTTATGTTACAGGACTGGGAACCTGGACAATTTATCATGTATGGTAATCAACAGTTTTCAAAGTGGCGGGCAGGCGATATTCACACATTTGACTGGCCAAATATTCCACACGCCACTGCCAATGCAAGTAACAAGCCACGTCCGATGTTGGTTATCACAGGTGTTATGTCTGAAGCAACAAAAAGTATCCTCGCAAAGCCCATCAAGAAAAGGCTTTAACCTATATCATAAACAATATATAATGTGAGTAATGAACAAAAAAATCTTTGCAAGATTGGTCGCAGATACACACGACAATGTAGAAAAAGTAAGCCAACCATACATATTGGAAACTTTTGGCGTCAAAGTAGACAGATGTGATTCACTTGGAAAATATGCAGAGGCCATAGACGACGCCTGCCTTCACAGGTACTTTTCGAAATATTGGCAGAACGACATGAAGAAATGGAAATATTCTGGTGTCGCTTTAATAGACGAGGTCAATAGCCTAAAGCCCAGGTCGGTGCTTGACGTTGGTTGCGGCTACAACGAGTTTAAAGGAAAGATAAGAAACTTAATTGGTATTGATCCTTACAATGATCTTGCCGACTTGAAAGTTAGCACCCTTCAGTATAAAACAGAACAAAAGTTTGATGTAATTTTATGCCTTGGGTCTGTTAACTTTGGAACCCGTGAAAAAATTATAGCAGAAGTTTCAAGATGTGTGAACCTATTGGCAGATGGTGGAACAATGTTCTTCAGAGTCAATCCAGGGCTGTCTCATGACAAACCAGAATCCGAGTGGATCGAGTTTTACGCTTGGAATGTTCCATTTATAATTGAACTTTCTGATATGTTTAATTTGAAAATATTAGATATAAGAGACGACACTAATCAACGTAAGTATTTTATATACAAAAAATGAAAACACTTTTAATAAATGGCTGTAGTTTTGGCCCAGAACAATATCAAGAACTCGAAAAATAGCTTTTAAACTACCTAGATAAGCTATAACCACTAGACTTTTGCTTTAATTGTGTTACAATAATGTGTAAATACCTACAATGCAAAGACATACTAAAAGTTTATTAGAAGAATTGAGCTCAATGCCTTTAAAAAGGGATAAGGAAGAGGTAGTGGAGAGCCGTGCCTCTCATATACTGGAGTCCGCAATCAGGCTAATGACATATATCAGGGAAAACTTTGATCAAGATACCGCGTTCAAACTCGAAAAAAAATTTAATTCAGCAATTAAAAACATGGACGCATCCAAATTCAGCAAAGGTGTTGCACGTATTAAAGAGAATAGAGACGTCAAAGAAAACGTGCTAAAAATAAAAGACGGCGAATACAAAGAGGACTAATCATGTTGATAGAAGATGTCCTTACAGAATTCAAAAGGACACACCTAGAGCATATAGAAGACATCGTAATTACAGATGGTTATGAAGGCGGTAAGGCCGTGCTTGATTATTTCAGAGGTTTATTGCTGACATTGAAAGGCACCAGCTCAGAAGCAATGAGTGTGTCAGTCAAATGGGACGGGGCACCTGCCGTTGTGTGTGGAACCAATCCGGACAATGGAAGATTCTTTGTAGGTACTAAATCGGTCTTTGCCAAAAACGCAAAGGTAAATTACACAAAAAAGGACATTGCTTCTAATCACGGCACTGACGATCTCGGACAAAAATTACTAAAGTGCCTGGTACACTTGAAAAAATTAAACATACAAGGTGTTGTGCAGGGAGACCTGTTGTTCACCGACGAAGACATCACTCGAAAAAATATAGGAGGTAAACCTCACCTCACATTTACTCCTAACACAATAACATATGCCGTTCCAGAAGGTTCAGATCTATCAAAACAAATAGATAGAGCCAAGGTGGGAATTATTTTTCATACAACTTACACTGGAGAATCTTTGGCAGAAATGGACGCACAGGGCGGAGCAGATGTAACCGGCTTTACAAAAAGCGATGACGTGTTCTTTGATAATGCAACCTACAAAGATGTGTCAGGCAGTGCAAAGTTTACCGATGAAGAGACAAAACAATTTTACAATTCAATAGAAAAATTAGAAGGCTTGTTAAACAATGTTCCAAGGAATCTTTCAGCCGTACTAGGACAAAATCAAGACTTTATCCCTACATTTCAACTGTACATTAATGCGATGGTCAAACAGGGAGAACTCCCTAGCGATGTCAATAATTTTTTACAGGGCTTTAGAAAATTTTATGCAGATAGGATGCAACAACAGATCGCAGGACTCAAAGCACAGAAGGCGTTGCAACTGAGACAAGACAAGATGAAACAGATGCCGGTTTTTCTTAACAGAGCTAAAAAGCCATTACAGGCGATGTTAATGTTTTACAAGGCTGTGCAGACGATGAAAGGGTTTGTACTTAAGAAAATGAATCAAGCTATGGCAATAGGTTCTTTCTCGCAAACAGATAGTGGATTGGAGGTGACGGAACCTGAAGGTTTTGTGGCGGTAGATAAATCAGGCAACGCTGTCAAGTTGGTTGATAGGTTAGGATTCTCAAGACGTAATTTGACTGCTGTCAGCAAATTCAAGAAATAGGTTCAAAGTTTTATTAATCTCAAGACTCAATTTTTCTTTATTAAAAAAATTATCGTAGTTGTATTGTCTAAGTGCTTTTGTTTGTAGGTATATGTCCTGCCAGGGTGCATCACGTAACCTATCGCATACGTCAGCAATGGTGTTGATCCTCATATCAGGATCTCTATCTAAATCATATACCTCTTCAAAATAATTATTGAATGTTCGGAATCCCATCTCTCGTAGCCGCTGTAGATATAGATAATTGCCATGCACAATAAAAATGTGTTGTGCTATGATTGGTTTCCAAATCTTTTCAGTCATAAAAATTTCTGTATCGTTGTCGTTGGTTTCGGATACGATGCTACAAGCAGTGTCGTTATATGGCTTTTCATAGATGTCTTGATCCATGCCGTACGGAGGATAATCTTGGGCCCATGGTAATTCGTATTCCTTTGGCAGTTTCCTGTCGGGCCAATACGTGTACAAACTTTTCTTTAATGTGCCTGTGTTTGAAAGTTTTTCAAACATTTTCACCCTGTTCCTCCTAGGATTTTTATTTAGATACAGGAAGTCATACTTCTTCTGTGTATGATCAAAAGCATACTTTTTGTCTTTGTGTTTGTGATACATGTGCGACCAGAACCATGATACGCCACCTGTCCATTTTATATGTTTAATTTTTAGACTAGGATAAAGTTCGGTCTGTGCAATATTGTCTTCGGACTCCCATGGTGTAGCAGATATAAACACAAACCCCTGGCTATGTAGTAGTTTACATCTCCTTTCAAATTCTATTTGGAACTCATCATTATCTTTTAGTCTGTGGTTGTCGTGGCGGACATCAACAATCGCTAATCGCCTGTCGTAGCTCTCAAGGTCATAGTTGTGTAGACGGTAGTATTCTGATTCTAAATCAAAAGTCTGATCTTGTAGGCTGTGTGAACTGATGAACTGTTTAACCTCCTCATGTTTACCAGTTTTCATGAGATCTGTTAGAATAAAATTTCTTTGCATCTACCCTATAAATACCTATATGTTAACACCTTTTTTAAAGTATGTATCAGAGGGCAAGGTCATAAGGAAATTTAGTGACCTACAGCGATACACGTTCCCGGAAGTAACTGAGAGAATATATCTAAGTTTCTTGGCTTTAGCCTTAATGAGCCAAGAGAAGGCCACCAAATCATTCACAAATTCTTATGCCAAACAAACAATGGCAAAAGGCACGTTTGACCAAGTAAGGATGATCAACAATGACCTTGCAAACATGTTGGCTATTGTGTCTGGGGATCCAGAAATCACAAAGAAATTGAAAAATAAAAATCAAGCCCAGGCCATGAGACAGCGACAACCTGTTCCAATAATGGCAGTAAGAAGATATCTAAGAACTTTCGATGACCATTACAAAAATTTAACCCAGTTTGAACGAGCTTTGAATATTAGTGATGCAAACTATCGGAATGTTAGAAGAAATATTGCCAACTTCAAAAGTCTAACCACCAAAGAAAGATCAAAAACCATTGCTAGGTTAAAACAGATGTTACAATCAAAATTACCAAATACCGACATACAAAGGAAATTCAAGGAGCTGTAATCATGGAAAGTAAGGTAGAATATATATGTGAGGACTGTGGTTGCGAACAGCACTGCAGACAGTCTTGTGGGGAATGCCTTGACTGTCCGGACTGCTTTTGTCAGGAATGTGATGCCGGACGAGAATAGTTTTTGGGTGCTATATGGTCAGCATAAAGAACCAACGTTTCTCGAAGATGCCGGTAACGGACAGAAGCTCCAAAGAGATACCGCACTTGAATATGTAAAAAGTTGGCGTGTTTGCCTGGACATAGGAAGCAACATCGGCCAATGGACTAGACCACTCGCAGAAAAATTTGATAGTGTGGTCTGCTTCGAACCTAACCCAAATTTCAGAGAATGTTTCACCAAAAATATTAAACAGAAGAATGTGGTGCTTTGGCCATATGGGCTTTCAGATAGT